ATCCATGTCGATGTCGAGAACGAACATATTCTCGAAGAGTGCGGGCGCCCGACGATGGATTACATCATCCCGCGCTGGCAGACGGTTTCCGGCACGCAATACGCGCACAGCCCCGCAACCGTGGTGGCGATTTCAAACTCCCGCATGTTACAGCAGATCACGCTGACCCTGATGGAGGCTGGGCAGAAGTCGGTTGACCCGCCGTTGATCGCGACGGCCGAGATGATTCAGGGCGGCATCAACACCTATGCAGGCGGGATCACTTGGGTCGATGCGGAATATGACGAAAAACTTGGCGAAGTGCTGCGGCCGTTGTCGGTTGAGCGCAGCGGGCTGCAATGGGGTGATGCGCTGCAGGAGCGCATATCGAATCTCATCAAGGAGGCGTTCTACCTCAACCAGATTTCCATGCCTGACACGACCGGCGAGATGACCGCCTATGAAGTGCAGAAGCGGTTCGAGGAATATATCAGGCGGGCGCTGCCCTTGTTCGAGCCGATGGAGACCGAATACAACGGCGCGATCTGCGACCGGACCTTCGAGATTTTGCTGCGCAATGGCGCTTTCGGCAATGCCGACATGATGCCGGACATTCTGCGCGGGCAGGAGGTGAAGTTTTCGTTTTCCTCGCCGCTGCAAAAGGCGCAGAACCGCGCCAATTCGCAGGCGTTCATGGAAAGCGCCAACCTGCTCAAGATCGCTCTCGAACTGGACCCGAGCGTTCGGCATATCGTGGACGTGGAGACCGCCGCCCGCGATGCGCTGGAAGGCGCGCAGGCCCCGGCGACGTGGTTCAATTCCAAGGAGGACGTGGCGCAGATTCGTCAGCAGGAGGCGCAACAGGCGCAGGAACAGCAAATGGCCGCGCAAATGCAGCAGGGCGCGGAAATCGCCGGGCAGGCCGGGGACGCCATGCAAAAGATGCGGGCGGCATTGCAGGCCCAGCCCGACCAGGGGCAGGAGGATTTGTCTCTCCAGACAGGCGCGGGCAAGAAGTCGTCAGCCGGCGGCGAACCGCTCCAGACCGGCAACCCGCTGGCCGAATTGCAGGCGGCATTCGGCGGCTGACAGGCTTTGAAAACCCGCCACGGGCATTATCGCAAACTCATTCGCTATCTGGTCATGGTCAGGCGTCCAAAGCCGCAAGGACGACGCCATGCCGCAATTCGCAGACCGCAAACACGTTGTCTCCGCCATCAAGTTTGATGGCTCGGATGCTTCCGCGCTCGCCATCGTCAAGGAATTCGGCAGCGGCGTCGCCATGTCTGCAAATGACGGTAAAATAACGATCACGCTTTCGCGCAAGCGGCAAGTCCAGCCGGGGCAATTCGTCTTTCGCAAGGGCGATCTTGTGACGGCGCTGGACGAAGGCAGATTCTTCGAGCGGTTTGTGCCGCTATCTATGCCGTCACCGTATGTTTTCACGCCGCTGTCCCCAGCCGACACGCTTGGCGAATATTCGGTTGGCGGCCTCGTTGTCGAAATCGACGGCGACCATTCCGACGAAATGGAAATTCTTGAAATTGCGGACGGCTATCTCGTTTGCGACAGCGCCTATGGCGAAAAGCGCCTGAAGCCGGAACAGGTGCGCCATGCCTAAGCCCAATCCGCGCTCGCCTGATAGACGGCCGTGGCACCCCGCAAAATACAGCGTCGATATTGTCTATGCGGTGCAGAAACTTGCACGGGGGCAGGCGAGCGAAGTCCAGCAGAAGATGGCGCTCGACTTCATCATTCACGGGCTCTGCGGAACCTATGACGCCACTTATTTCAGCGATTCACCGCGCGACTCCGATTTCGCGCAGGCCAAACGCCATGTCGGCTTGCAGCTCGTGAAGCTCGTCAACATGCCGGCCGCCGCGATCGATCTTCTCGACAAGAATTCGCAAGGCCGCAATCGCGAGCCAAAACCCGAAGGGGATGACGAATGAACGACGGATTGCTTGCAGATGGGGGTGTGGGTGGCAACGATCAGGCCGGCGCCGGCAGCGGCGCGGGCGCCGGTGCTCCGCCAGCATCCCCGCCCGCCGGTGGGAACCAGCCGTCAAGCCCTCCCGCGGCTCCACCGGCGGGCACTCTTCTAGAAGGAAATGTACCAGAGCGCCCGGCCGCGCCGCCGACATGGCCCGATGACTGGCGGCAGAAACTTGCCGGCGACGACAAGGCCTATCTAAAGACGCTTGAGCGGTTTTCGGATCCGACGGCGCTGGCGAAGTCCTATCGCGAAATGCAGGCGAAACAATCGCAGATGCGCGCGCCGCCGCCGGGCGAGGGCGCTTCACCGGAAGAGGTCGCCACCTGGCGCAAGGAAAACGGCCTGCCGGAAGCCCCGCAGGGCTATCTCGACCAATTGTCGCTGCCGAACGGCATGGTGATTGGCGAAGCCGACAAGCCGGTTGTGGCGCAATTTGCCGAACAGGCGCACGCCGACAATATCGACCCGAAGGCGTTCAACGGTCTGGTCGCCAAATATTACGCCATGCAGGATGCACAAGCGCAGCAGCGCATGGAGGCCGATACGCAGTTCAAGATGACGGCGACCGACGATCTCAACAAGGAATGGGGCGGCGAGTTCCGGGCGCACATCAATGGCATCTCGAATCTTATGGCTAGTGCTGGCGACGATGTTAAAGATGCGCTGTTTAACGGTCGCACGGCGGATGGTCACATTATTGGCAACGATCCTCGCATTCTGCGCTGGCTTGCGGGCATGGCGAAGGAAATGAACCCGATGGGGGCGTTGATGCCGGCCGGAACGTCAAACGCTCTTGCCGCCGGTCATAGCCGCATAGCAGAAATCGAAAAGATGATGCGTGACCAGTCTTCCGGCTACTGGAAAGACGCCAAGGTGCAGGCGGAATATCGCGATCTGGTTTCGGCGCGCGACACCATGAAGGCCCGCGGCCAATAGCCTTCGCATCCTTTGAAAACCGCGAGCGCGCCGCCTTAACACAGCGGCGCGTTTTCTCTTTCCTGCGCACAAGACCGAAGTGAAGCCCCTTGCGGCGTCGGACAGCCCCGGACGGCAAGCGACCGGACAACCTGCCACCGATGCGCGGAAGGACAACCGGAACGGAGGTGGTCAACCCAACCCGCAGGAACGATCATGTCCAATACCGCCTTTCAGGTACAATACCGCCAGGAATTCATCGCAGGCTTCGAGCTTGGCAAGTCGCTGCTCAGCACTTGTTGCATTAACGAAGCTGTCATCAACGCGCAGCAGGCGACGTTCCTTGTCGCTGACTCGGGCAGCGCCGCCGCCGTCACCCGTGGCGTCAACGGCCTCATCCCGGCGCGCGCTGACAATCTCAACCAGTACACGGCGACACTGACCGAGTGGCACGACAAACCCCGGCGCACGAAGTTCAACATCTTCGCTTCGCAGGGCGACGGCCGCCGCATCATGCAGCAGACCACCATCAAGGTGCTCAACCGCAAGATCGACTCCGACATCCTGACGGCTCTTGCCGATACGACCACGACGGCCAATGCCGCCGGCGAAGTCGCGTCGCTCCAGCTTGTCATGAAGGCGAAGGCGAAACTCGCGAACAACGAAGTCGATGTCGAGGAAGAGGACAATATGTTCTTTGTCGCCTCGGCCGCCTTCGAGGCGTACCTGATGCAGATCAAGGAATTCGCCAACTCCGAATATGTGGACATGAAGCCGCTTGTCGGCCCTGCCCGCAAGATGCGCCGTTGGGCCGGGTTCAACTGGATTTTCCACCCGCGGATCAGCGGCAAGCAGACCTCTTCGGAGCTTTGCTACGCTTTCCATCGCAACGGTATCGGCCACGCGGTCAACACTGGCGAGATGGAAGTGGACGCCGATTACAACCGCGAAGACGCCTACTACTGGGCGCGCGCATCGATCTTCATGGGGTCGAAGCTGCTCCAGACCAACGGCGTCGTGAAGGTTTACCACGACGGCTCCGCCTTCGCCTGATGAATAGCGCCGGGCTTCGGCCCGGCTGCGCCCGCAACTCAATCCGAAGAGGATAAAATGGCTTACACGACTGCAACCCTGAACAAGGTCAGCCATGGCAACATGGACAATTCCGCCCCCGGCAACCGCTGGCTCTACACGCACGCATCTGACTCCGATGCGACCGTGAAGGCCTCTGGTTACTTCTCCGATGCCTACGACAAGGGCGTGCGCGCCGGCGACATCATCGACTTTGTTCTGATCGGCACGGGGCTCTATACCCATGTCGTTCTGACCTGCACGTCGGCGCCGGCCTGTACGGTCACGCAAACGCCTTCCACGTCCACTTGATCGGGCGCCACGCTGAATATCCGGGGGCCGAACGGCCCTCGGAAACCCTCTAGCCGCAAGAGGCAAGTATGTCGAATATCGAGAAGAAAGACGCCAAAGACGCAAAGAAGCTGGAATTCCGGCAGGCGCTTCCGTCGCAATTTGTGTCCGGGGAATTCGCGCGCAATCTCTGGAACCATGTGCCCGAATACGGCACGACGCGCGAAAATCTCATGCAGCCGGAATATTGGGCGATCCTCGCGCCGCAAATGCGCATAGCCGATCGCGTCGAGGTCATGAGCGAAGACGGCTCCTGGTACGCCGAATTGCTTGTCCGCAACGTCTCGCAGGGCGCGGTGTCCGTCGGACTGCTCAACTATCGCGAATTCGAGGTCATCGCGGAAAACGAGCTGGAGCTTGAAGGAATGCGCATCGCCTTCCGCGGCCGCAGCCGCATGTGGATCGTGCAGCGCATCTCCGACAATCACGTCTTGCGCGAGGGCCTCAAGGACCGCGGCGAGGCTCTGCATTTCGCCACCATGCAAAAGCGGGTCGCCGCCTGAAAGGGTGAGACGTGACGATTACCCAGCTCGGTCTTTATAACGAGGCGCTCAGCGTTCACATTGGCGAGCGCACGCTCGCCAGCCTGACTGAAAACCGCGAGCCGCGCCGGGTGCTCGATAGCGTCTATGCAGATGTGCTGGATGATTGCATTGAGGCGGGATACTGGAAGCACGCCCGGCGCACGGTCGAATTGACCGCCAACACCGGGCTGTCGCCTGATTTCGGCTACGAATACGCTTTCGACATCCCGTCCGACTGCCTGCAATTCTACATCATCGGCGTGACGGAGGATCTGCGACCGCCGCTTAACGATTACGTCAACGAGAACGGCTATCTGCGCACGCGGTTCGATACGATCTACATGACGTATATCTCGAACGACGCGACTTATGGCCTGTCGATGGCGAAATGGGCGCCGTCTTTCCGCCGGTGGGTGGCGGCGGAATTGGCCGCCCGCGTGGCGATGCGGATCACGCAAAGCGTCGAAACGACGGCGATGATCGAAAAGCGCGCCGGCAAGCTGAAGCGCATTGCCCTCTCGAAGGACGCGCTTGACGGGCCGAACCCGGAAAAGATGACCGGCTCATGGGTGCAGGCCCGCCGCCGTGGCGGCATGTACGACCCTGATACGCGGATTGTCTGATGCCCAGCGCGACAACGCCGCTCTACGCTCTAAATCGCGGCGAGGTGTCGGACCTTGCGCTTGCCCGCGTCGATATAGAGCGGCTGCGGCTGTCTGCGGCGCGGCAAGCCAATTACATGCCGCGCACACTCGGGCCGATGATGCTGCGGCCGGGGACGGAATATATCGCGGAAGTTGACGGCTCGAATCCGTGCATCGGCGTTCCTTTCATATTCAGCTCGACCGACACGGCGATCCTTGAATTCACGGCGTCGAAACTGCGCATCCTGGTCAACGAAACGCCGATCACGCGCGTCGCGGTTTCAACGACAATCGCGGCCTTCGCATCATGGACTAGCGTTGAATCCGAAACGGCGGTGGTCTCGCTCGGGGCGACGATCGACTTCGAACACAATCTAAAAGGCCTGTCATCGACGGCGACGGTCTCCCTGTCCGTGAGCGTCGGGGATCAGGCGAAGGAACATGCCCTGCGGATTGTCGTCGATTACGGGCCGGTGAAATTCAGGGTCGGCACGACTTCAGGCGGCAGCGACGTGTTCAACACGACATCGCTGGACGCGGGCGAGCATTCTCTTGCCTTCACGCCGGGGGCGGCGACGATCTACGTGCAGTTTGAAAGCAGCGCCTTCGCATTGCGACGAATCAGCGAGGTATCCATCGAATCCGCCGGGATCATGGAACTGCCGACGCCCTACACCTATGATCTCCTGTCTTCCCTGCGCTTCGAGGCGTCTGGCGATACGCTGTTCATCGCCGGCGATGAGTTGCAGCAGCGCAAGATAGAGCGGCGCGGGGCAAGCTCGTATTCCATCGGGGTGTTCAAATCCGACGACGGGCCGTTTGAGAAGTTTTCGGACGACAGTTCCACATTGCTTACGATTTCCGACCTGATCGGCAATCAGACGATAACCGCGTCGAAGGCTGCATTTTCGAGCGATCATGTCGGTTCGTTAATAAGGCTGTTCCACAACGGCCAATGCACGATCGATGAGCTGGCGACGGACGACACGTTTTCGGAAACCATTCGTGTCGCCGGCGTGTCGAAAGTCACGCCCGCAGGCGGCGGCGCTTCGACATCGACACCGGACCGGACGTTCACCATCGCCATATCGGGGACATTCACCGGGACGCTGACGTTGCAGCGGTCCATTGAAAGCGCGACGGCTGGCTTTACCGATTTTGCCACATACACTGTGACTGGGGCCAATACGATCACCGACAATATGGACAATGTTGTTGTCTGGTACAGGATCGGCTTCAAGAGCGGCGACTATACGTCGGGGTCGGCGCAGGTCGCATTTGCCTATGGCGGCGGCGGCGGCGCTGGCATTGCCAGAATTACCGGCTTCACGAGCGCAACCGAAGTCGATGTCGAGGTCATCAAGCCGTTCCTCAACTATTCCGCCACATCCGATTGGAGGCTTGGGGAATGGTCGGACTATAACGGGTATCCCGGCGCGGTGGCGCTTTTCGAGGGGCGGCTGTGGTTTGCCGGAAATACGAAAATATGGGGATCTATCTCGGACGCCTATACGAGTTTCGACATCGACAAGACAGGCGATTCCGGGCTTATCAGCCGGACGATCGGGCAGGGCGCGATTCAGGACATCAAGTGGTTGATGGCGATGCAGCGCCTTGTCATCGGCGGCGATACGTCGGTTCTGACGGCGCGCTCCAATTCGTTCGACGAGCCTTTGACGCCCACGGTGTTCTCGATCAAGGATTCGCTCACCTTCGCGGCGAGCGCGTTGCGCGCAGTTCGCATCGACTCTTCGGCGTTTTTCGTCCCGCGCTCCGGCCGGAAATTCATCGAGATGTTCTACGACATTCAGAAGACGGATTATTCCGCCCGCGACCTGACGCGGCTCAATCCCGACATCGGGCTGGAATCGTTCGTCGATATTGCCGTGCAGCGCGAGCCAGATACAAATGTTTGGGTGGTGCGCGGTGATGGCGTCGCGGCCGTGTTCCTGTACGACAAGAACGATGAAGTCGAGGCGTGGTGGCGCTTCGAGACGGATGGCGAAGTCGAAAACGTGCTTGTGCTTCCCGGCACACTCGAAGACCGCGTTTTCATGGTCGTGAAGCGTACCATCAACGGCGTGACAAAACGCTATTGGGAGAAGCTGGCGCGCATCGACGAATGCCAGGGCGGCACGCTCAACAAGCAGGCCGATTGCTTCGCGACCTATTCCGGGGTGTCTACGACGACGATTACAGGGCTGGGCCATCTCGAAGGCGAGGCGGTCATTGTGTGGGGCAACGGGGCGGAAATCGGTTTCAGCGACGCCAACCCGACGGACCCGGCGACTTACACGGTGTCCGGTGGATCCATTACCATCCCCACGGCGGTGACGAGCGCCATCATTGGCCTGCCCTACACGGCGCAATTCAGGTCGGCCAAGCTGGCCTATGCGGCGGCGCAGGGGACGGCGCTCAACCAGATCAAGCAGGTTGACCACGTTGGTCTGGTCATGACGAACACCCATATCCTCGGCGTGAAGCATGGGACGGATTTCGACAATCTGGACGACATGCCTCTGGTCGAGGATGGCGGCGTCATCACATCGACGGCGGCGGCGGTTTCCGACGGCTCCGCCGTGACGAACAGGGTGTTCGACCAGTACGATTTCGACATGATGGAATTCAACGGCCTGCACAAGACGGACGCCCGCCTGTGTCTGGAATCGCAGGCGCCTCGGCCGTGCACGATCAATGCCGTGACGATCAAACTCAAGACAAATGGCTGAACCCGTCATTGCACCGGCGACCGGCCGGGATTTTATCGAATATGCCGGCCAGCTTCCGCCCTATCGGGTGAAGGCGTGGACCGCCAAACTGGACGGCCGCGTGATCGGCGTTGGCGGCCTGCTTCTGATGCCGGGCGGCGAGCGGTACGCTTTCATGGACGTATCTGAGGAAGCACGCAGGTTTCCAAAGCTGATGCACAAAACCGGATTGGCTTTCATTCGCGAAGCTGTTGAAACAGGTTCGGGGCCGATTGTCGCTACGACGATGACCGATGTCCCAAGGGCCGGGGAATGGCTCAAGCGGCTTGGATTTGTCGAGCACGAAGTCAAGGGGATGAAGGTTTACGTTCATGCTGGCAAGGATCAAGCTGAATCCTGATTACGGTCTCGCGGCGCATGGCGTGTGCTTCGATCCGATTACGGCGACGATTGGCGCGATCGGTTCTCTGGCCGCCGGTTCGTCCGGCACGCTCTCGACCATCGGCACGATTGCCGGGCTTGTCGGCACAGGGGTGACGGCGCTGGGAACGATCTCTGCCGGGAACGCGGCCAACGCGGCAGCCAAGAGCGAGGCCGCGCAGTTGGAGCAGCAGGCGACACAGGCCCGCGCCTCCTACCAGCGCAAGGCCATGCAGCACCAGCGCCAGACCGAGCTTACCATGTCGCAATTGCAGGCGCGCGCGGCGGCCAGCGGCGCGGGTGCCGACGACCCGACCGTCATCAAACTTGGGGAGGAGATTTCCGGGCGCGGCGAAGAGCAGGCGTTGATGGACCTCTACAACGGTGAGAACACGGCGCGCGGGCTGGAGGATCGTGCTGTAGCCCGTCGCGCATCCGGCCGGGCGGCGCGCACCGGCTCAATCTATTCGGCGGCCGGCACGATCGCCTCCGGCGTCGGCACGGGCTTCCAGCGGTTTGCAGGCGTCTCGACGCGGCTGCCAGACGCCAATAGCACGAGGTATGGATAATGGCGCGACTGCCAAGCGGCGCTTCACTTGGCGGAATGCCGGACGCGCAATATTCGCGCCCGATCGCAAGTGTCGATACAACTGCGCTGACGAACGGCGTTAAGGAACTTGGGCGCGGCGTCAGCAATCTCGGAACCGGCCTCTACAATGCCGGGAAGGAAATGGATCGCAAGGCAGCTTCGCTCGATGAGGCGCGCGCGACTTCCGCCTACATCACCGGCCGCGTCAAGAACGATGCCGAACTACCAAACCTGACCGAGCAGGAGGCCATCGAGAAGCACAAGCAGCTTTACAACGAAAACCTGACTGCGGCGGCAGGGTTCATCAAAGACCCTGCGGCGCGTGAAAAATTCATGTTGCGCTACCAGCCCGATGTGGCGCGAGCGCATGTGTCGGCTGACGGGCGCTGGAAAACTGTTGACCGCGACCGCACGCTAGCGACGGCGAATGCGACCTATGAAGACCTTATATCTTCGGCCCCAAAGGCCAGCCCCGAATTGCGTTCGGCAGCGTTGAGCACCATAGGCGATACGATTACCGGCATGGTGCAGGGCGGTTATATTACCGAAGTGCAGGCGCAGGGATTGCGCAAGAAGATGGCGGAAAAATATGGCGAGGCGGTGCTGACATCGTTGCCGGCCGCGCAGCGCGTTGTGGCGCTATCCATGCCGCAGGGCATGGCCGGCACTGATATGGACCAGGCAAAGGCGCTTTTGCGCGCGCGCGAAGGCTTCAAGGGCACGACATATTGGGACGTGAACGCGCATCGCCTCGGTTATGGCTCAGACACGATCACGGATGTCAATGGCAATGTCCGGCGCGTGAAACAGGGCGATGCGGTCACGCGCGAGGATGCAGAGCGCGACCTTGCGCGCCGCACGCGGGATTCCATGTTGCAAGTGAAGGCGGCAATCGGGGATGAGGCGTTTGCAAAATTGACGCCAGGCGCACGGGCGGCGCTTGCTTCCGTGACGTACAATTATGGAAGCCCGCCATCGCGGATCATCGGCGCGGCAAAAACTGGCGACTCGAATGCTGTTGCTGATGCGATCGAGCGGCTGCAGGGCGACAATAACGGCGTGAACCGGCAGAGGCGCTTGATCGAGGCGGCCATTGCCCGCGGCGGCAACGTGCCCGGCGCGAATATGGCCCCCGTCATATCGGAAGATCGCCGCAGGGACTTAATCGCCGGCGCGCAGCGCGAGCTGAATCTGAAATCGCAAGAGGACAGGATTGCAGAAGCGAATGAACGCGCCAGCGTCAAGCAATTGATGGATGACGATCATGCGTCGATCCTCACGACCGGCCAGCCGATAGGCGATCTGACGCCGGAGCGCGTGGGGCAGGTCTATGGCCCGGTCGCGCAGGAGCAATTCCTGCAGCAGCGCGAGCAGGCGCAAAAATACCATGATGCCACCCACGATTGGGACCATGTGCCAGTCAGTGAGATTGCCGACCGTGTTGAATTGCTGAAGCCGACGCCCGGTGCGAAAGGCTTTGCGTCGCAGCAAAAATATTACCAGCAGGCCCAAAAGGCGGCGGCGGCCATCGCCAAGCAGCGCGAGGCTGACCCGGCTGCGGCGGCTGATAAATTCGATGACGTGGCGGCGGCGCGCAAGGCCGTGAATATCAGCGACCCGCAGAGCGTGGCGGCGCTCGCCAAGGCCAGATTGAAGGCGCAGGAAGTGCTTGGCATTCCTGAATCGGCGCGGATGCCGGTAACGAAACAGGAAGCGGCGGCAATCGGCAAACCGATATTCGACGCCACGGAAGGCGCTGGCACATTGCAGGCCATCCGCACGATCCTGCCGTTTCTCGATAAGGCTTACGGCAAGGATGCGGATAAGGTGCTGGAATTCGCGTTGACGCAGGCAGGGCTTGACGACAAGGTTGCAAAACAGGCGCACGCGATGATGCGCAGGTTGCAACGGGGCGAGCCGCTGACGCCGCAGGATGCGGCGGCGCTGCGCACGCAGGAAACGAACGCCGCGCAGGCGCAGGCGGCCGGAGCGCCGCGCCAGCCCGTGCCGTATCGCGCGCCTGGGCAATTCCTGACCTACCCGGACACGACGCGCCAGCCGCCACCGTCGCAGCCAGAACAAAGCGCACCAAAGCAGACGCGCACGATTCCGGCGGCGGCGATCGCGGAATTGCGGCGCAACCCGCAGATGGTTGATGCTTTCATGAAAAAATACGGCACGGACGATTACGGCAAGGGCTACGCAGCCAAGGCCGCCGAGGCGCTCGGGATCAAGGTTCGCAAGGAATGACAGAGATCGCACCGGCGCCCGCCGAACAGAACCCGTTCGATCAATTCGACGCCGAGGAAACCCCTGCCGAGCGCCCGTCTTTTGGCGAGCGCATTGGCGCGAATGTGACTGAAGGCTTTTACCGCGGCACGCTGGCCGGCGCGGCCGGCAATCTGGCGCGGTCATCCCTGACGCCGGAGCAATTGGGCGCTTCGCAGCGCGAGGCCGAATCCTACCGCAACACCGACCCGACGCCGATGGAAGGCGAGACGCCATTGCAGGCGCAGGTTCGCGCGAAGGCGGCGCGGCGGCGCGCGGCACGCGGCGTCACGGTCGAGAGTGTTGGCGAGACGCAGGGCCGTATCCGCGAGGAACTGGCGCGCTATGAGGCCATGCCGGCAGCCGAAGGACTGCTTGAGAATTTCACGGCGCTGCTCGGACAATTGGGCGGCGGCGTCATGTCGCCCGAAAGTCTGGTCAATCGCGTGCCTGGCGTCGCCAAACTGGTCGAGACGTTTGGCCCCAAGGTGATGGGCACGCTGGGCAAGGAAATCGCGACATCGGCGGTTTCGCAGGGCATCGTCAACACCGTGACTGATCCATTCGTGCAGGCGATGTCGGTCAAAGCTGGCGTGCAGAATGAATTCGACTGGACGCGCACGGCGGTGGCGCTGCCCGCTGGCATGTTGCTGGGCGGCGGGATGCACGCGGCTGGCGCCGCCGTAGGTAATTTTGCGCAGCGCACGGCAGCGGCGTTTCATGAACACCGGCTGCGGCTGGCGCTCGATGACCCGTCTTTCCGTGCGGCGGGCGAAGCGCCGGACGAAGCGCCGGACATCAAACTGCCGAAAGCGCCTGAAATCGAAGCCGAGCCTGTTGGCGAAGGTGCGATTGTGCGCGCGACCGACCCGCAGGGCGGCGAGACGACCTATCACATCGCCAAGACCGACGAAGGATTTATCGTTGATCGGGCGCGCACATCGCCGGAGGGCGAACCTGTCGAGGGTATGAATGGGCGGCTGGATGAAAATGGAAATGTGGTTCGCGTACCGGAAGATGGCGCTGAGCCGCAACGCCCCGCGATATTCGCCACAAAAGAGGAGGCGGAAGGTTTCGTTCGGGGGCAGGAAGGCGTCGAGACGCCGGAGCCTGTAGCGCCGCAAGAGGCCGCGCCCGATCTGGAAAGCATTGCCAACGAGGTTGGCGATGCGCTCGGTGTTCCACGTGAAACGCCGCCTGTTGAGCCGCCGAGGCTTGAAACGCCCGCGGATCCGCAAAATGTTGTCGAGGCGCGTGAGTTCGCCGCCTCTATCGCCCATTTGCCGCCGCAAGAAACAAAGTCGATCCAGCCAAATTTCGAGACCGCTCGCATCGCCGTCACTATCCCGATGCGGGAATTGCCGCTTGTAACACCTGCCGCCATTTCCAGCGCGCCGAAGCGGGCGGAACTCGCGCCTGTAGGGCCGTTCGTGTTCGAGGCGTCGAAGCTCAAGGTTGATGCTGCCTCAATGCAATACAAGGGCGGCGGCGATGAATTTGGAGACGTAGGAAAGTTTAAGGGCGTCACCAAATGGGACATCGCAGCAGCCGGGCAGATCATGGTTTACCAGCGCCAGAACGGCGACATGATCGTGGCGAACGGCCATCAACGCACATCGCTCGCGCGCCGCCTCATCGCGACCGGCTATGCCGACGAAACGCCAGTCACCGGCCTTGTCTATCGTGAGGCTGACGGCTTCACGCCTTCCGACATGCGCGCCATTGCTGCAGCTGAAAATATAAAAAATGAGACCGGCACGCCTTTGGACGCCGCGCGTATTATGCGCGAGCGCCCGGAAATAATTGATGGGTCATTCTCGTTTACGGGGTGGTTTGCGCAGCAGGCGCTTGGTCTGGCGCGGCTGTCCGATGAAGCATTCGCCATGGTCAACAATGGCGTCATCCCAGAACACTTCGGCGCTGTTGTCGGCAATCTTCTGCCAAACGATCCTGCCCGGCAAAAGGCGGCTATCGAGGCCATTGTCCGCTTTCATCCCGCCAGTGTCGATCAGGTGGCCATTCTCGTGCGGCGCGTTGCCGAGGCCGAACTGGTCAAGCGCGAGGCTGGTGCACAGGGGTCCATGTTCGATGACCTGATGTCGGCTGAAAGTACGGCCGGCGAGGAAATGAAAATCGTCGATCGCGCCATCAAAACGCTTCGCAAGGACAAGGCGCTGTTTCAGCGTGTTGTCGCCAATGCGGAGCGGATTGAGGAAACGGGATCGCAGATCGAGCGCGCGGCCGCGCAGTCCGTGGCTGGCGACGCAGACACTTTTGTGTCAGTATTGACCCACAACGCCTATACGGCCGGCCCGGTGCGGGACGCGCTTGTGAAGGCCGCACGCGAGCTGAAAAATGGACAAGTCAGCACAGAGCAAGCGACTCGGGAAATTCTCTCTGCCCTCCGGCGATCGGCTGAAGCTGATGTGGAGGCTCGGGGAGGCGGCGCACAGGGCGCAGGCGATGGGCGTCCAGGTGAGCCCGCCGTTTCTGCAGAAGCCGGGCGAGCGGAGCCCGGCCCCGCTATACAAGAACGGCAAATTCCCGACGCCGCAGCGGTAGAGCCCGGCGCGGAGGGTCTCCCGCAAACTCTCATTCCCGGCGTTGAGCCCGTCACGGATCGCCAGCGGCTTGAGTTGCAGGCTGGCAAGCCGATGCAGGGCGGCAATGTCGGCCCGGCGGCGGGCGGGTTGTTCGACACGGAAGCCGGAAAGCAGGACGTTCTATTCCGCCTGAAAGACGCGCCAAAGCCGCCGATGGAGCCGCCCGTCGAGGCCGCTGTCGCTGGTGGCA